TACTACATTGACACCACTGAAGACACCAAGTTTGATAACCACCCAGGCTTTGTTGACTACTGGCCTAGCGAAAAAGATGTTATTTCTGCTTCTACCACCGCCAATGCCTCTGCCCACTTCCTTAGGGCAGATAGTTTTATTCCAGTAGACCTCTTGTATCAGGTCTCTGTATATACACGGTCAGCCCTGCATGACAGGCAGTTGACCTCCCGAATCTTGTCCAAGGTTGTCCCGATTAGGTTCAACTCTATTGCTATTCCTGCGGATGGAACCACCCGCAGATTTGACATGTTGGACTGGACAAATGCTGATCTTCTAGATATGGAGTCGGGCTACCGAAAGCGCATATTCCGCAAGGTCTTCACTCTCAAAATGTCAGCAGAGGTTACCCACCAGGAACTGGCGGCTCTGAGTGGCACACAATCCGTATCCGAAGTTAGTAGTACAATTACATCTCAAACTTATGTTTTCAACTAGTTACCCCTTTAACCCCTCAACATCACAGGAGTAAACGATGGCTTACGAGCGCCCAGGAGTTTACGTACAAGAAAGTGCGTTTACGACGAACACTCAGACGGTTGCTGGTCCTACCGCTGCCGCATTCATTGGTCTTGCAGAGCGTGGTCCGACCACGCCAACCGCAGTTACCTCATGGAACCAGTACAAGGCTTTGTTTGGTGACTTGAACAACACTTACGATCTTGGTTACGCTGTCTACCACTACTTTGCAAACGGTGGTCAGACTGCATACGTCACTCGTGTTGTGGATGCAACCGCAGTAAAAGCACAGGCATCAATCTCGGCTACCCCTTCAGGCGGTTCTTCTGCACCACTTGTCTACTTCATTGCGAAGTCTGCTGGTACTTGGGCAAACTCGATGTCGGTTAGCCTCACATTCCAAGAAGAAACCTTGGTTACCCCAACTACAGCACCAAAGGCTGTTCTTGGTTCACTGTTTACAGTTTCTGTTTCTCTTAATGGAACTGAAGTGGAAAGTTGGCCTGGTCTTTCTTTTGATCCGTCAAACGCTCGATATGTCACCACCATTCTTGATCTTTACTCATCGTATGTCAACAGTGCAAGCGTTGCAACGATTGCGTCAGGAACCCAACTTACGGTTACTGGTGTAAGCAGTCCGAACTACACGGCTAGCGTGACTCTTACTAGCGGTTCTGAAGGAAGTGGTCCAATTGACGCTACTGACTGGGCAACGGCTCTTACCGCACACACAACCATTACTTCTGGATTGTTGTTTAACTTGGTTGGACAAACTTCGTCTACCATCATTAACAACGCCATTTCGGTAATGGCAACTCGTGGAAACTCATTGTTGATTGTTGATACGCCACTTACGGCTACGACTGCAGCAGATCTTCAGAATGCTGTTGGTAGTTACACGCAGTCTGGATATGCAGCAATCTACGGTCCTGCATTGAAGATGTACGATCCAAAGAAGACTGGCGCTGCAGCAATCCGCACCACCTACCCAGGTGGCGCTGTTGCGGGTGCTTACGTCCGTTCGGAAGTGGCTCGTGGAGTCTCTAAGGCTCCTGCTGGCTACAGTCTCGACATCCGCAACGTTTATGGGCTGGTTGCAAACCTTACCGAAGCAGAACAGGGATCGCTGTACAAGACTCAGCAGATCAACCTGTTTACGGTTGTTCCTGGTGTTGGCGTCATCATCAACGGTGCACGCACTCAGGCTCGCAACACCTCAGAAAAGTATGTAACGGTTCGTCGCACGATGAACTACCTCAAAGATGTGTTGAAGCAGCGCACTCAGTTTGCTCTCTTTGAGCCAAACGATGAGCGTCTGTGGTCAGCAATCACTGTCCGACTCTCTGCTATGTTGAACACATTCTGGGCTAGCGGTGGTCTTAAGGGTACGACTGCAGGCGAGGCTTTCTACATCGTTTGCGATTCTACGAACAACACGGCACTTGATATTGAAAACGGACGTGTAAACATTGAGGTTGGCGTTGCCTTGCAACAGCCTGCCGAATTCATCGTAATTACCATCAGCCAGTGGGCTGGTGGCAGCACTGTCAGCACTAACGCCTAGGGAGTAAACAATGGCTAGAACACAACGTACCGATCCACTCCGTAACTTTAAGTTTACGGTTCAATTTGTTCCGCTGGACACAGCACTTGGCAACTTGCTTGTCGGTGTTGGCGATCTGGGTTTTGCCCAGATGGGTGGCTTGTCCGTCCAGAATGAACTCATCGCTTACCGTGAGGGTGGAATGAACACTCACCCGCATAAGATGGTTGGGCAGTCAGACTTCCCAGCAGTGTCCTTTGCACGTGGAGCATTTGCCAAGCAAGATCAGTTGTGGAAGTGGCAGAAGTTCATGCACTCCTGGATTAACGGTGGTGTTGAAGGATTTAATGGTGGAGCAAACGGTGATGAGGAAGGCGCAAACTATCGTTGCAACATCCTTGTTAAGGTGTACGATCATCCATACACAATGGACGGTGCAAAATATGCCTATGACAGCAGCGATCCAAACTCAAGTCTGAATCCTGGAAATGTCAAGTTGGCATTCAAGTTGTTCAATGCATGGCCTGGTGCCTATGGTCTTAGCGACCTTAACGCTGGAGACAACGGCATCATGATTCAGCAGTTGAACATCCACCACGAGGGATTCCATGTAGCATGGACTGCTGACGAAATCACCAAACTTGCGGGAACAAACTAAGTAAAAATACCTAATACAACTAGGAGAAAACATGGTTACACAATCTGATGCAATGGCAGTGAATGCCGCTATCGCTGATCCAGTACCAAGAATTAAGGATGCCCCTGTTACAACTGTCCAGTTGTTTCAGGGCATCTTTAACTCTAAGACCAATAACTGGGAAACCCTTGCAACGGTAAACGAACTTACTGGTGAGGATGAAGAGGCACTTGCCGCCTTAGATTCTGACGATGACATCTTGTACGCAGAGTACATGTCAGTTCTTCTTAAGAGAAGCGTTAAATCTATTGGTGACATCAATATTAAAGATCACCCAGAAGTCATTGACCAATTAATCATTGGCGACAGAGACACTTTGTTCCTGGCAACTGTCCGTGCCACTTACGGGGAAAACCGTGAGTATGTGATGAGTTGTCCTCATTGCAAACAATCTAACGACGTTCTTATTGAACTCTCTGAATTCAACGTAAAGCCAATGCATAAGGAAATTGATGAGGATCTTAAAGTAATTCTTCGTAATGGTTCTACTCAACGACTTCGACTTGTTAGTGGTGCAGATAGTCAACACGTTATGAAGAAGGCAAAGACCATCCCAGAACAAAACACTATTCTTATTTCACGGTGTGCCTTGTTTGATGAAGGTCAGGAGCCAGAAGATCGACTTGCATGGGCAAAGAAACTTGGAATCAAAGATAGATCAGCCATCATTGATGCCCTATTGGAAGCACAACCAGGCCCAGAAATCAAGGAGGTGGAAGCCCACTGTGCCCATTGCGAAAAGCCTTTCAGCATCCCGCTCAACTGGGCCTCACTTCTATTCGGCTGATTTAGTAGTAACATATTGGGAATACGATTCGATTGCACTGGTATACAAGGGCTTCTCGCTCAAGGACATTAAGACGATGACAGTACGGCAAAGAGCGTACTGGTCTGCAATGAGTAAATGGCGTAAGCAGGAGTCCTAATGGCAGAGAAAGACATCTTAGGTAACAGTGGCATTCCTAAAGGTAGTGCCAATGCCACCGTGCGTTCCCGCTTCAAACTCGATACTACTGAGTTCAACAAACTTGCTGCTGGTATTAAACAAATCAAGGCTGACTTCCAATATCTAAACCAGCAACTCCCTAACATCAACAATAAACTTCAGAAAACCCTTGAGTTGATGCAAGGCATTGCTCAAGTAAATGGGTCTGTAGGCACTGGTGGAAACACATCTTCTACTGGTGGAATTACCGCTCTCCCACTTAGTACGGGTTCATTAGTTTCTGGTAATTCAGGAACACAGTTACAAGCGTATGCTCCAACAGTAAACAACTATTTTGGACCTGGTTTTGGACTTGCTGGTGGAGACGATGGTGCTGGTGCTGCAGCAAGTGCCAGTAGCCGTAGTTATAGGGGTGGCGCTTATGCCCTTCAAGCACTCAACACTTCTATTCAAGCAATTGATGCTCGCATGCAAAACAATTACCAAAGGTCATTGGGTGCAGACAAACTTGCAGTGTTCTACCGACAAACGCAAGGAATGGGCCAAGGTCAATACGTTGATATGCGTAGGTCTATGACTGGCGCACGTCTTGGGTATGGGGGTATTGACACCCTTCTCTCTTTGCAAGCACAAACAGGGTTGAACGCACAACGAAACATTTCTGGTGTAGAGATGTTGAGAACTGTTTCTGGGTATTCGTACTCTACTGGTGATGTTGCAAACATGATGGCAACTATGGCTTCTGCACCAGTGAATAACCGTATGACCATGATGCTAGGAACTGGCATGTATGGTCCTGGGGGTCAGCAACGAGATATTGGTCAAGTAATCAAGGACATTACAAAACGTTCTGGTTTGACAAACGCAGATGTTCTTAAGGGAGCACGTCAGGCTGGGTCAGTAACTCGCTCACGCCTTGAGGCTATGGGTGTTCCACCAGACATGATTGACATGGTTCTTGACTATGCAGAATCCAATGTCCAGTTTCAAAAGAAGACTGGCAGTGTCGATATGTACGATCCTTCTAAGAAAAAAGATCGTGTAGCAATGGGCATTGAAGACTCGTTTGCTACCCAGGCTGAAGAGACTGCACGTGTAAAAGAAAAGCGAGACGAACAGTTTTATCGTCGTCAAGCAGATAACTTTGCTGATTTTGAAAAGAATCTCCAGAAAGTAAATGAAAAACTTGGTCAATTAGAAGACACACTGTCTGGACTTGTTGGTGCTCGAATTGGAAGTTCAGTTATTGGTAAGGGAAGTCTTGGAAGTAAACTTATCGGTGGGGGGTTGATGCTTGGGGGAGTTGCTCTAACAGCAGCAACGGGCGGCACTGCTGCTCCCCTTGGTTTTGGTTTATCCGCACTAGGTGCAACTCTTATAGCGGGAGACCCTATGCCTGGGGGTAAACAAAACCCTGGAGCAAAGATTCCTATGGGATATGGAAAAACCCCTAAGAGAATCTCTCTTAATGAGTTGGCTGTGCATCCAGAGTTCTCATCATTGAACACTCGTTTTAAAGAACGACTTATGCGTATGTTTTCAGAGAACCCAAACGTAGGTCTTGGTGACGGAATTCGTAGTGAATCTGATCAGCGTGCCTTGTTTCTTTCTCGCTATACAGAAGATCCTAATGGTGACGTAAGTTGGAATGGAAAGCGCTATCGCCATTCATCTGGCGCTCCAGCAGCACCCCCAGGAAAGTCCATGCACGAAATTGGACTTGCCGCAGACCTTGTTGGTGATCTTGATTGGGTACAAAAGAATGCAGCACGTTTTGGATTGAAGACCTTCGGTGATGTGCTTGGTGAGCCTTGGCACATTCAGCCAGCAGAACTTCCTAACTCACGTTGGGAATATGAAAAGCAGGGTGCTCCGTGGGGTATGCCTGCTGGAGCGATGCGTAATGCAACTGCAACAGATCCAACCACTGGGGAACCAGTTGGTGGTGTCATTGTTGGAGACAAGGTTGTTTCTCACCCAACAGGGTCACTTGGTGGTGGTTATGAAACATATCAAGGGATCAGTTTGTCAGACCAGATGGGTGCTATTAGTGCCAACAACCAACTGCTCATGGGTGGCGTTGGTGGTTCTGATTCAGTTTCTGCTATGTCTGTAACTGGAACTACTACAGCATCTACCCCTCAGTCTGTCGGAACTACCCCAGGTGGGTCATTGGACCCACGAGATATTGCACGCCTTATGTACAAACGTGGGTTTAGAGGAAAGGCACTTGCAAACTTGTTGGCTATCGCAGGTCGTGAATCTAGTTGGCAACCTGGTGCTTTTAACGGCAAACCTCCTGATGAATCGTATGGATTGTTTCAAATCAACATGCTTGATACTCCTAAGATGAAACTAGGAACTAGTCGTAGAAAGCAATTCAATATTGAACGAAACGACCAACTGTTTGATCCAAAGAGAAACGTAAACGCTGCATTCATTCTTTCTGGTGGTGGTGCAAACTTAACTCCATGGAATCTTGACGGAAACCCTATGGCAAAAACAGAGCAATGGGTTCCGAAAGCACAGGCTGCAATTAAAGAACTTGGCTATGGTCAGGGTGACCCAATGGTCCCTACCCGTGGTGGGGGTGGCTCAGTGCAGGTAAACGGAGGAAGCACCATCACAATTGCTCCTAATATCTACATCACTTCTTCTGGCAATAACCAGCAAGATGCTCGGCGTATGGCTCAGGAGATCGTACAGATTATGGAAAAAGAAGTTCGTAAGGAAGCCTTGAGGTCATCGTAATGCCCAGTAACGAAGTAGCCCCACAATCTCCACAAGAGTTTAATTCACGTCGAAATGATGATGCGTTTCTTCTTGCCTATCAGTACTCAAAGACTTCTACAAACAAAGGTGCAAATGACAGGATTGCTTACGCCCTCGATAGGGAGGGTGCTAGTTATTCAAGGAATAACCCTCCCTTTATATATCCAGGACCTGGTTTTGTTTCTGCTGTACAAAATAAAAAGCAAACTATTAAACGAGGATACATTCGCAGACTTACTGAGTTTTATGATCGTTTGAAGAATAACGATACGCAGGTAGACAACCCATCAACTTTACAAAATCTTCGTTGTAATTTTCAATTCAATCCATCATCTATTACTCGAAGCATGCAATCAAATTATGACATGCAGTTCTTTTTTAACCAGGAACCTTCTCAATTGGCTCAACCTATCCCAGGTCAGGCTGGCTTTGCTTTTGAACTGTTGTTCAACCGTGAAGCAGAAGTTGCTAACCAAGAATATGTAGGACCTGATGGGAAGCCGATTAAGTCACGAGGCTTTAAAAACATTCTTGAAGAAAGTCCAGATTTCTTTATCAACAATACCTATGACCCAGCGTGGGTTACTGAGATTGGTGTTCTTGCAGACATCATGATCTTGGATGACATTGTTGGTCAAGGTCTTGCTAAAGACTTGCTAGATAGTGCGGTCAGCGGAACATTTATGTTTAAGCAACAAGATGAAACTTCAGAAAAAACAAAAAACACTGACAATGAAAATAAAGATGATACGGATAAAAAGGATGAAGAGGCAAAGGCAAAATGGGACAAGAATAGGCTAGCAGGGTTTTCTGCAAATCTTGGAAACAAAGCGTTTCTTACACCGTTACCAGTGCGTATTTTGTTTTCACCATGGTTTATGGTTGAAGGTTTTGTTTTGAGTTACAACGTTACTTTTAATAAGTTTACTTCTAAGATGATTCCAACCCAAGCAGTCGTTGCTGTACAGATGCAGGCTCTCTATGTTGGTTTTGCACAAAAGACAACCTTCATGACAAACATGCCAGAACTTGAAAATAAAAATGGTTCTAAGCCAGACGTTCCAGCACTTGGAACATCTGAACGTGACATCTATGATCAAACAGTAAATGGGGTGCGCTCGTTCATGTCAAAGGCTGGACACATCCAAGGTTCTTCTGGAAATCTTGATTTGTTTTCTACGTTTTTTAACAATGCTGAGAACACAAAAGAAATTAA